CGCTCGCAGTGTTCGAGCAGTTCCATCTGAGTGAGCACATGTTCGAGATCTTGGGTCTCGGACGCTGAGCTTGACAGGGTGACCGGCAGCCACTAGGGTTCGAGGCCCTAGCACCCACTACGCCCCATCCAGGGGCGTCTTGCAAGGAGGGGTTATGGACACCGTCGTTCGGATCATGAGTATGCCGTACGTCGGCCCTGGCATCATCGCTGCCATCTCATTGACGGCGGCGTGGACCATGGTCTACATTCAGCACAGGCGGCATCCGGAGGACTTCCAGGGCTAACCTGGAGCCTGGCTGGCAGGCACCTACGTTCGAGCCGTAGGCAGGCACTGGAGCCCCTTCCTGGGGCTCCTGGCCTAACAGGAGGACACATGCGTAAGGGTAAGATCGCTGCGGCTGTAGCTGGAGCGATTCTCGTGGGCGTGGGTGCCACGGCATGTTCATCGGACGCAGATGTTGCGTCCAAGAACGTGTCCAAGGCCGCCGACAACTTCGAGGTCAACCGTCGCATCGTCGTGATCAACGGCATCACCGACAAGTACCTGATGGTGATCACTGGTGCCTGCTCTATCGACACTGGTGATCCGCAGAAGTTGGTGGCCATCTGCAAGACCGGCCCCGGCAAGTACAAGAAGTTCTTCGCGGGACTGTCTGACAACGTGACGTACACCGTGGAGCAGGGTTCGCCGATCAAGGCGTCTGCCTACAACTACCGCGTCGTCTTCAAGCCCGAGACGATTCTTCCGGACGTCGACTTCCGTTGATGTCCAGGGTGAGTGGCACACACCGGGGTTCGAGTCCCCGGCACCCGCTGTGGCAACCCTGCCACTATCTCACAGGAGTATGGACATGATTGGTACCGCTGAAGAGGCGGAGTTCATCCACTACTGGCACCACGAACTGCCCGAGGGCACGTACGATAGTGCGCCAGAAGGATGGGCCTACCTCGGAGAAGGCTGCTACCGGACCGCGTACCTTGCCCCTTCTGGGGTGGTGTACAAGGTCCAGCAAGTCGAAAGCGACTCGTGGCAGTCGAACCTGGGTGAGTGGCAGCAGTGGAAGCGGCTGTTTCTCACCTGCAAGATGCCTCGCCACACCCGCCTGCCCTGGTTGTACTACCACGCCCTGCCGGGGCGTAGGGACCTGGGCGTGATCGCCATTGAGCGCTTCGAGCGCTCGCTCAACTCCGTCAGCCGTTATGGCTACAAGGAGAAGGGCGATCTCGACTACTGGTCGCTCCTCGATGAGGTGCGGTGCGCGACTGGCGTGGGTGACCTGTACGGCAGCAACCTCATGATCGATGACGAGCACAAGCAGCTCGTCCCGACTGACCTCGGCTGCCCGGAGGATGAGTACTGAGCTTGACAGCCTGTCCCTAGTGGGCTAGAGTGGGTGCGATCCCCGCTACAGGCACTGCCGCCACTGGGGCGGCGTGCAAGGAGTAACGATGGCTTTCTACAAGAATCCGATCATCGAAGAGCCTCCGAAGTGCATTGTCTGCAAGGACACCATGCACGGCCAGAGGTGGGAGGATGGTCTCGTCTGCTCCGCAACGTGCGCTGACATCTGGCTGATGGCGGCTCACGGACCGGACTACGACGTCGACCCGGAGGAGGCGCTGTATGCGTAGCCAGGCACGAGCGACCGTCAAGGCAGCTCGCAACAGGCTTGACGTACATGGGGCGGCGCGAGTACACTCATACTCGTTCAGCCGCAACAGGTATGGCATGAAATTCAACGTCACCGTCCGGGCCTCCGCCCGCAAGCTGGGAGTCTGATCATGGCCAAGGGTAAGAAGAAGACTACCGTTCACAAGAAGATCCGCTCGAACCGGCCGTCCGGCAAGGCGTACAAGCAGCACCCGCAGGAGTTCTCCCCGGAGAAGCGGAAGCTGGTGCCCGCCAAGAAGAAGTGACTCACTGTGACTTAAGTGGGAGGCACGCCCTTCGGGGCGTGCAGCCTGCCAGCATCACAGTGGTGCTGATCTCTAAAGGGAGAGGACATGATCGTTTACCGAGTCGAGCATACGACTGCTGTGGATGATCGTACGCACCACGCCTGCGGGCCGATGTCGGATCTGGATAGATTCACCGACTTCAGCAAGCGCGACGGGTGGAATCTTGCGTACGAGGCCCAGCAGGCTGTGTGTCGGGCGATGAACGGCCACGACGACAAGCCGACTCCCTTCTGGGACAACTACCTTCGGGGCATTGACTCCGAGGAGATCTGCGGTGTAGACTCGGAGGAAAGCCTGAAGTTCTGGTTCGAGGATTCTCTCCCCGCACTGGAGCGTGCAGGCTTTGCCGTCCGGAAGTACGACGTGCCCAAGTGGGCATGTCGAGTGGGCGAGTCGGGTCAGGTGCTGTTCAGGTACCGCCACGCCAAGCTCGTAGACGACAAGGAGAAGACAGATGACTGACGAGACTCCGGAGATCAACTCTGCCGAGCAAGAGGCGGAGGACATCCTGAAGGAGGCGTTCTCTAAGGTCGATCTCGATGGCGAGGACTGCCCGCAAGGGGACGAGTGCGCCATCCATCACCGCAACGACGAGGAGATCCTTGACGAGGAGATCGAGTTCGGTCGGCTGATCACGTACGTGGGTGACTACGTCATCGTGACTACCGACAATCCCGAGCTGGAGAACCCGATCTTCCTGCTCAAGATGATCCTCGGACAGGTCAAGCAGGAGAACATCCCCGACCTGTACGAGACGTGTGTCATCCGTGTGGGTGACGGTGCCCTCGCCGACCTGCGAGTGCTGGACACCGACGCCCGTCGCGAGACGGTGCGCTTCGTCCAGAAGCACAATGAGTGGAACAACTTCAAGGACGCTCACAACGTGGTCGTCAACGGGGTCAAGGAGGAGCTGATCGACGTCAGCAAGCCTGCGTTCCCCAAGGAGGACTGATGGGGTTCAAGATCCCCGAAGAGGAAAAGGTGACGGTTGAGGGCTACGTCACCACCGGAGCGTTCAGCGCTCGTGAGATCGCCAAGGATCTTGCGGACAAGTTCGAGGAGTCGTGGAACGTGACCGACTCCCCTGGCTTCCACGAGTACGGCGACAGCTTCAAGGTCTCAATCACAATCGAGAAGGTGTAAACCGCCCGCCACCTTCGGGTGGCGGCGGTCAAGTCAGCACGAGTGGCCGAACATAAGTAGGCCCCTACCGTTCGAGGGTCTTGTCAACCCAAGGTAGTTGTTCGCTCGTGCTGGCCTGTCCGCAGAAGCGGAAGGAGTGGAATGGCTCTACCCAGTAAACCGCAGCAAATAGCTGCGGTGGCCAAGTTCCTGGACTCTGACTTCACTGAGGGTAAGAGCCTGGACGAGGTTGCCAAAGCAATCGTGACCGGTTACCATGAGGCCCTGCTCAAGGATCTCAAGAAGCCGGTCACGGCTCTACGGCAAGGCATGCTCTTCAAGATGCCGGTCGACGGTAAGGTGCGACGTGTCGCATGGATGGAAGGTGATCAGGTCTGGATCGTAGGCGAGACGGATTCCTACGGCTGGCTGGGTGCCACATCCGACGACTTGTGGGGACTCTGCGAGGAGTTCTATCCCAAGTCGTACACGATGATCGACGGCAAGCGCAAGCTGCTGGAGATGAGCGACGAGGAGATCGAGGAGGCGTGGTCGAACCCCGACTGGATCGTGGGCGACAGTCTTTCTCAGCGCCAGAGGCAGTACATCTTCGAGATCATCGCTACCGGGCCGCAGTGCGTGCTCATGCGGAACGTCAAGACCGGCGTGCTTCACGTCGACAGCAACTCAAGCCTTGACAAGCACTATCAGAAAGAGGTCAAGGTTGGAAAGGTGGCCTGGTGACCCATGACTGGACTGTTCTGATCATGTGGGTGACGTCTCTCGGCGTCACCGCATGGGGGCAGAAGTGGAAGGCCAAGGCTGATCGCCTTGGCGACGCAATCCAATACCTGATCGAGGAGCAGACCGATGGGGACGACGCTGAAGAAGTGGTACCGGAAGACTCAGACACCGGCGATCGGGTTTGAGTTCACCACTCGTCGAGGGACGCACGTCCACGTCTACCTGACGTGGCTCGGAGTCTTCCTGTGGGGCGCCATCGCAGCATGGCTGATCTTCGGATGAGCGCGGAGCTGCTCACCATCCTGAAGACGTGGATCGAAGAGGTCCGCGAGGATGGTCTCAGCGAGGGCACAATCGGCCTCCCTGGGCCTGGAAAGCCCTTCGATGGTACCCAGATCTCTCTGGCCCGCTTTCAGTCCTACAGGGGCCGCACAACGGCGGCCCTCCTGGAAGAGCTGGAAGATCTCTGCGCTGGAGCCAAGACCCTCAAGTTCAAGACCAACGACATCATAGTGTGGGTGTCGGTGGAGTAGCAGAAAGGGCCCGCTGCAAGGCGGGCCCCTCATGGGTAGATGGGCGAGTGTAGTCCCGTTCGATTCGGGGCGTCCCCCTGGCCGGGGGTGTCGGGTTCGATTCCCGTTAACCATGGTGGCGAAAAGCGAGGGCCGCAGTGCCTGATGACCGCACAGAGAGGTTCGAATCCTCTCCTACCCACTCAGCCTTCGTAGTCTCGCTCAGAGCGAGCACGAGAGGCCGCATTGCCGGGCCTGTAGGGCACCTCTGCCGGGTTACGAACACCGGCCAGGTCCCTCTTGCCCAGGTACTGCTGAATGGCGCTCACAGCCGCCTCGTGGCGCTGCTGGGCAGCCTGTCGACTGACGCCCACATGGGCACCGATCTGCTCGAATGTCTCGTGGTACTTGTACCGCCAGACCAGCAGGTTGTACTGATCTTCTGGGAGCGAGGTGATTGCACGACTGACGTCGGCATAGCTCGCCAGGTTGTTGCCGGACGTGGCAGGTTCCGACTTACGTCGGGGCATACCATCCTGCGCAGCCTGCGAGAATGACTGCCAGTCTTCGTGAATGAACACGACTTCCAGGATGCTCTTGATCAGGTCGAGCGAGAAGTTGAACTGGTCCTCTGCTGAGTACCCATATGTCTGGGCATCTTCTGTCAGCAGAGCGCTCTGAGCCACCTTCACCATGATGTTGACCAAGGTCTGCTCGCCATTCTCTTGGCTGAGCTTGTCCATCACGAAGGTCTTCTTCTCCATGATCCACACCCACAGCTCCTGCTTCACGTCGGAGATGTCGTGGTGGGCAGGGAAGTTGGACGCAGCGATACCGGCAGCACGCTCGACTGCCGGTGTCAGTCTCTTGTAATCAATCAAGGTAGCCCTCCAGTCCGCTGATGAAATTCAGCATCCGCGAGTCGCACGCCAAGTGGGCGTGCGCCCCTTCCTTCAGTTCCAACGACGGCTGGCCTGCGGTTATTTCCTTCCAGCACCACACGCATACGCTGCCTTCAGGCAGCGGCTCAATACTTATCGCCACGGAACATGAACCCCCTGTCCACCATGGTGATCAGCTCCGGATACACACGCTTCCCGTCGTCCGTGAGGAACCCGAACGACATAGTCCAGTTGACCGCTCCGTCCTTGACGTAGGTAGCGGCGACAGGATCCATGATGCTCCCCGCATTCATCGTGAATCGCGGGGTAACCTTCCCGTCGTAACCATACGAGCGGGTGAGAAGGAAAGGTTGATGCGTGTGTCCGAAGACGAAGGACTTGTCGCTTCCATACCGCTTGGCAAACTTCGCGTCCCAAGCGCTAGCGGAGGCACAGTACCCGCCCGACTCGTGGCCGTGTACCGCAAGCACGTTCGTCGCGATCCGGAGGGGCCCGCGCTGGTAACGCCAGTCGATCTCGTCAAGCTCGAAGAGGTTTGGCATATCCAGCGCCCGAAGGGGTCCGAGTGGCGCAGCGTACTTCTTGATGAACTCCTTAACCCGGAGGTCGTGGTTGCCCTCAAGCCACACGAGATCAGCGGCTGGGACAGCCTCCCGGAGGGGTACCAGGACGTCTTCCCTGAAGCCGTCTATGTGGTCCTGTAGGGTCTGCTCGTACTCAAGGGCGGTATCCTTGGCCCAGCGACTGACGGTAGGGAAGTCGATGCCGTCGCCGATCTGGACGATGCGGTCCGGCTGGGCGTCCCGCGCCACCTTGATCAGCTTCTTAAGTGCAAGCTCATCATGAAACGGGTATTGCACATCCGGGATGACCAGGGTAGTCTTAGCCTTCATAACACCATCGTACCATGTCAAGCGGTCATCTAGAGGTGTGACGTAGGTCACAGAAACTACCTGAAATTTTTCTGGAGATCCCGGAATACAGCCCCCCTCGGGGCTGTTGATATGAGTAACCATGGCAGACAGTCAGCACACCAACAGCTCAACGCCCCCTTAGGGGGCGTTGGTTGGCTGAAGTTCTGAACTTCTGACCATGTTAGACAGGAGGAACATGAGGGAGCGGGCCGAACAGATCGGAACCAAGTGGAACCGAGACATCTTCGATCGCACCACAGATGGTCTCGCCTTGGTGCGAGACCTTGACTGGGAGTACACAGCCAAGCTGGCTCGTCCGGTCTACGACCGATGGGCGGGGATGAGCAGGGAGTACGTGTGGACCGATGACGCCGCCTGTAGCGGCGTCAATCCCGAGACGTTCCAAGTGTCTCAAGCCAGCGACCCTGGACTCGAAGGCATCGGTACGCACGAGCTGCGCAAGTTCAATGAGCAGAAGATGCAGACTGCCAAGCAGTACTGCGACACCTGCCCTGTCAAGAAGACCTGCCTCAAGAACGCAGAACCGAGTGATCTCTACTGGTCCATGCGTGGCGGTGAGATGCCGCTGATGCTCACCCCGCTAGATGGTGGCGGTCGGCGCAAGCCGCCGCCCTTCCCGCTGGAGGACTACATAGACTGGGCATGCAAGAAGCATGGCCGGGGTGCGGTGATGTACCGCAAGTACAAGGATGGTTCACGTCCGTACTGCGGCACCTGCTCCAAGCACTGATAGACTGGGAGGTATGGCACTGGACTACATCAGCTACTCTCAGTACAAGTCATACTCGTGCCCCCGCAACTGGTACCTGAGCAAGATCCGCAATGCGGAATCACGTCAGACGTGGTACATTCCAGTGGGCACGGTGGTACACGACGGGATCGAGGCTCACCTCAAGGGTGAGCCGTTCGATCTCACCCAGAAGTTCTACGATCTCGTGGCCAAGCAGATGCAGATCGAACCTGATCTCTCCCGCTGGCTGGCAGGCGGCCCGAAGGACGCCCCTGTCATCGAAGGAAAGGCGCTACAGCTTGCCAAGGACTGCTACGAGAAGGCTCTGGAGGAGCTGGACCAGGTGGATGTCTGGGAGGTTGAGTACGAGGCGACAGGACGACTTCCATCCCTGGAAGTTCCCGTCGTGGCTTTCGTCGACATCCTCGGAGAGCACAAGAAGCAGGGGCCGGTGATCATCGACTGGAAGACTGGCAGCACCAAGCCTGACAACTTCCAGCTTGAGACGTACGCCGCCCTGCTCAAGGTGAATCCTAGGTTCGAGGTGAGCAATGGGTTCAAGGGTCGGTATGTCATGCTGGCGCCGAACAAGCCGAACACTCGATACGTCGACCTCTCGAAGGTCGACCCCGCCGAGGTTGGCAAGAAGTATCAGAAGGTGTACGATCGCATGAGGGCCAAGCACTATGAGGCTAACGCAGGGTTCGACTGCAAGTTCTGCTTCAACCAGGACAACTGTCTGGTCAACGCAGGCATGACGCAGCGGGCCGTCTACTACGACCGGAGTGAGGAAGATGGGCTCCCGTACTGACGACGAGTACTGGAACCAGAAGTACGACGAGTTCCCCGAGTGTGAGATCCACGGAGACACCCAGTACTACGAGCCGGAATCCGGCGAGTACGAATGCTACGAGTGCATCGATGAGGAGGACATGCAGGATGGCTGAGATCGAGTTCCTGCTCCCGACCGTCCAGTACGGTAACGTCAAGGTCAGGGCCACGCCCGAGGAGCTGGGCATCGATAGTGTGCAGGATGCGGGTGCGCTCGGCGTGGCTGCCGCCGTCTACCTGAACCTCTTCACGCAGGGCTTCAAGGTCGGCACACAGATCGACGTGGACTACGAGGCTACACACGCCCCTGAGAGCGCCTCGGAAGAGGCGCCCCCTGGTGATCCCCAGGGGGCGGCCGAGAGGCTGGTAGACGGGCGCTCGCCGCGCACGGCGGACGAAGCCAACGAGATGGCCAAGCAGGTCATCGAGAACGAACTCGGCCCGACGACCGAGCTGCCTCACGACACACAGGGTGAGGCTCCATGGAACTCCACGGTTGACGCCAAGCCGAAGCCGTGGGAGACTGGGAAGGCAGCACCCACCAACGCTGTCAAGGTCGCTGAGATCGACTGGTAAATGGCATTCAAGCGAATGCCACGTACGCCCGCAGAGCGCAAGGCGGCGGACAGGAAACTCAAGGAGATACTGGACAACATGGCAACTCTGAATGATCTCTTCGGCGGTAACAACGGTGCTCCGTTCTACCCGCTCCAGCAGAAGGGTGACGCCGTCGTCGGCGTCATCACCGAGGAGCCGAAGACCGACGTTCCGGTCTACGACTTCAACACCAAGAAGCCGAAGTACTTCGTGGAGGTGACCCCCGGCACCTGGAAGGTGCTCCCGGAGGGGCAGTTCGACAAGGACTCCCAGAACCACCGGCCGGTCCACAAGATCGTGGTCACTCTCCAGACGGCCGAGGGCAAGACCTTCCGCATCGACTTCAACACGAAGCAGGAGCGGGAAGCGCTGAAGCAGGAGATGCAGGCGACGGGCCTCAACCTGGAGCCCGGCGTGACCATCGGTAAGCGCGTCATCGACCGACAGGGCAACAACAAGACCGTCGCGGTCAAGCTCGTCGCGGCTAGCTGAACAACAGGGTGGATGGTCGCAGGGCGGGTTCGACTCCCGCCCCACCCACGCGAGAAGGGAGATCGTCATCAAGACACTCGCGCGTACAGTGAAGCGTGGCGTCTCGGCAGGAGAACCTCTTCCTGACCCGTGGCCCATCTTTGCAGAGAAGAAGATGACTATCCGAAGGGGTAGCATCACCATGGTGGCCGGACCTCCCGGTTGCATGAAGACGGTCATGACCCTGAACGCCGTCAAGAACATGCAGGTACCTACTCTGTACCACTCGTCCGACAGTGACGACTTCACCATGGCGTCTCGGTCTCTCTCCATGCTGACCGGCACGCCCACTGATGAGACCGAGCTGTGGGTCATGGCTCAGAAGAGTCTGGCCTACGAGACACTGAAGGACATGGACTTCGTCCGGTGGTCGTTCAAGTCCAGCCCCACCCTCGAACACATGTGGCGTGAGGCTGAGGCATTCCGAGAGCTGAAGGGTGAGTACCCTCACCTGACGGTGATCGACATCATGATGGACATCGACTACGAAGGTGCCGGTGAGCAGAACTACTGGGCTCTCATGGCTGAGCTGAAGGACATGGCCCGTGAGCAAGAGACTGCTATCCTTGTCGTTCACCACACATCGGAAAGTGCGAAGGCTGGTAGCCCTCCACCTCGTAGCGCCATCATGGGTAAGGCCAATCAACTTCCGACGCTCATACTCACTTTGTGGGGTGACGCTCACGCTGGCACTCTGGACGTGGCTACCGTGAAGAACCGCTTCGGTCCGCAGGATGCCATGGCAAAGAAGTACTTCAAGATGAACGCAGCTCCCGCGATCTGCCTGATCGAGGAACGGGAGAATCCAGATCCACCTGGCGTCCTGTTCCAGGACGGCCAGTGGACCAGCGAGGAGGACAAGGTAGATGTCTGGGCTGGCCAGTTTGGCGGCGGAGACCAGCACTAGCACTGGCGCTGGCGGGATTGGGATCGTCG